AGTCGTTCTTAATAGTACTTTGAATTTGTTGACGTAAAATTTCACGCCAATTCATTTTAGGTTCGGTAAGTTCCTTAATCATACGTTGGATGCTTGCAGGTACATTTCCTGCACCCGCAGCTTGTGCGGCTTGCATTACTGCTTCGCGCATCTCATCACGAATTTCTTTTAACTGTTCTTTAGTATATTTAGGTTGCCCGTTGCCACCGCCATTTTCTGGATCCAAGTGTTCGTCCAACATTTGACCTAACGCAGCCAATTGTTCTTCGTCATACTTTTCGTAAATTTCATCGTATACTTGTTCAGCTGACCAGCCGTAGTATTTAGGATCATGAAAGATTTTAATGTCAGGCAAGTTATAATCGCCGATACGGTCTCGAACAATTTGTCCGTTTACAGCATAGTCACATGCAATGTTAAAAACTTTTGGATCGCGACCTTCACGTCGACTCATATGATCAAAAACAGCGTGTAAGATTTCGTGAGCAATGACAAACTCTACTTGTTTAACAGTAAGTGGTGTAAAGAATTCGCGATTGAAATAAATGTTACGCCCGTCTGTTGCGGCAGTGGGAAGCCAGTCGTCTGCCTCTTTAATTCCCATTCGCGTAGCAAGATTTCCAAAAAACGGATGACGGAGTAGCAAGCCTACTCGTGCTACAATAATTTTGTCGATAATTGGGTCTGCGTGTGCCATCTCTGCTCCTAATGTTTCAGTATGTATATATTATAACAGGACCCGAAGGTCCTGTCAACTTATTACTTCTCGGTAGCTGCTGCAATATACTTACCAAATTTTGCATGGAAGTCGTCGAAACATGCAATTTCGTCCGGATCCAACGGCAACTTGTAAGTGCTTAGAGCAAGTTTAGTGCCCATAATAACAAGTTCAGTTTCAAAATTATCCATCATAAATTGGAAGAAATTATTAACTTGGCCGTTCCAATTTTTGACATTTTTATCGCAAGCATCTTTGAGCTCGTAGCACAATGATACAACCAAAGAGTATTGTGCAGAAATCTCTTTAGATTCCATTTTCTTAACTTTACCGCTCAAAATATCAGTAGGGTTAGGCATTTTACTTGCATGTTTACGGTGTGCCATAAACTTAACAGCAAGACCTTCGCCAACCGCACCTGAAGTTAGGTCAGTAAGAGTAGACTCATCGCAGTCATCGTCAATAAGCAACTCGCTAACGAATGACCATGAACGAGGAGTAGCAAACGCACGGCTTGCCGATTTAGGATCGAAGTCATACAAGTCCTTTTTAGAGAATGTTAGGAAACCAACAACATCTTTATGGATACGATTTTCTACAGCCCAATCTTGCCAGTCATCCCAATCAATAGCCATTTCCAAGTGAACGAAACGGTTAGCCAACGGAGCAGGCATACGATAAGTAACACCCTTGTCGCTTTCGCGATTACCAGCCGCAACCATTACAACATTATCAGGCAATTTATAAGTGCCTACACGGCGATTCAAAATAAGCTGATATGCCGCCGCCTGTACGCTAGGAGCCGCAGAGTTCATTTCATCCATGAACAATACAATAGTTTTGTATTGGCTAGCCAGTGCCTCATCTGGCAATTCGCTAGGAGGAGCCCAAACCATTTTACTTGTGTTTGAGTCAAAGTATGGAATACCTTTAATATCAGTAGGTTCCCACAGTGAAAGACGAACGTCAATAACATGAGCTTCTAGCTCGTCACCGAGTTGTTTGATAATATCTGACTTACCAATTCCGGGAGGACCCCAGAGGAAAATTGGACGTTTGTTTTTAAATGCTTTACGCAATGAACGTTTCGCTCCATTAGGTCCAACGGTGCGGCTAAGAATTTCTGCCATTTTATTTCCTTTAAAAAGTGTGTTACAAGTGATAATGTGTTGCGCTATGTATGTATTATAGCACCACTTAGGAAATGTGTCAACTAGGAATTTAGCTGTCTAGATCTTTTTGGCGTTCATTCATCGCTTTAATGAGTCCAAATTTACGTATATCGTCCGAAAACAAGTACAGCTCAAATGATTTTTTTTCGGAAAAAACTGTAATACTTTGGTTTGTAAGGTAATACGGACAGTCAATATACCTTTCCAAAAATATAATAGTTTGGGGGCTTAGTTCAATTGGTTCGGTAAATGGAATTTCGTATTCTTTAAGTTCCAATTCCGAAACCAAAAATTCGTAACCTTTATCACTTAGGCGAAAGGCGTTATCTTTTCCAACACGGTTTGACTGCCACCATGTCCGTGAATACATATCAACATTTGTTTCGTCAATGGTTTTGCCCCATTGTTGTAAAAATATTTTTGTTAATAAGTTTCGTGAAATCATTTCACGATAGTGCCTTGTGTTAATTTAACAACTTGGAAATCTTCCGTACCAAATGTTAAGTTTAATTTTTTAGCAAGGTTGTGAGCATGGCCAGGATTACTAAAAGATACTTTTTTGTATTTAGGTCCTGGATAAGATGTTAGACTATTAAAGCTCTTTAAATTAAAAGGCTCGGCTTTATAAAAAACAGCCCAAATTGCTTCGGCTTCTAAAACTTGTTCAGCTTTGTAAGTTTTTTTGTTAGTGTATTCTAACAGTATTTTTGGTTTAGGTCGACTCATATTGCGTAATTCCGATTAATTAACTACGCATATATTTATCTCTTATTTCTTGTCTTCGAACCCACCACCATCCATACTTAGACTAATAACTTCAGTATCTTGACTACGTTTAAGCTCGTTAAACATGGTTTCGTAATTAGTATTAAGTTTGTCCATACATTCTGCTAATGCAAGAGCTAGTAATCGAGATTGCTGTATAGATAACTTAATTTCTTTAGCTTGACCTGCTTCTGCACTTCTTACTTGTTGTATGAATTGTGTAAAAGGTGTTAAATTAATTTGATTTTGCATTTGCAAGTACCTGTTTCATTTCAAACTCTGTTTTAAACGGACCTTTGTATGGATAGCGTTCGATTGTAATAAGTTTTGGACAATGACTTTTGACCCAACCTTTATCAAATTTAATAATATAGTAACCTGCACAATACAAACTCTTGCTGGCATTTGATTTTGTAAATAACGGCAGTCGACGTTTAACATCATACATAGGATTAAATGGTTTACATGAAGTTGGATATCCATGACATTCATTTGGTTCAATTGCAGTAACTCTTACTTTTTCACTTTTTAGAAAAAATTCCTTACCAAATTCTTTCATTAAATCATCTTTTTTATTAAACATCATCTCGCCGCTAGTACTCGACAGAACAAATTTATTGTTTTCTTTTTTATGTAGAGTGGCAATCTTGTTACCATCTTTTTCTACAATCCAAAATTTTCCATCTACAATCGGCTTTGCATATATTTCTGCCATATCTATTACCTCACAGTTGTTTGTCTTATTTGGGCATGTTACTTTGTAGTTACAAGTTGCCATTAATGTTTGTGCCCGCAATTACAATCATCTTTTTTAAACCAATCCTTAATTGATTTCCATAAGTTAACGTATCTAAAATGATAATCTGTTAGCATAGGTTGGCTATGCGGGCAACGTCCTTGACGCCAGTCGCAGTTCATTTTTATTTCTTCACCGCATGTATTACATTTCATTATTCTTCCTCTAAACTTAATGGACCGTGGAACCAAGTTTCGCAATCATCTTGACTCCAGCCTTCGCCTTCCCACCCGTCGTAAGACTCTTCGTCCCAGAGTTCGTCCATACGCTCACGCTCTTCGTCATCCATGTCATCTGGATACTCAACATCGGCATACCACCCATCGTCTAAACTATCTAGTTCAAAGTCGTAACCGCAGTCAAATACACTAATGCCTTCAGGGTTGTCTAAATCAATATCTGGTTTTTCATCGCTTTCGCAATAGACTTTGCCCCAACGAAAGCCAGTAATACGTTTGATTGTTTGACCGTCTTTGGTCCAAAACTCGTATTCCTCGACGCTTTTCTTTTCAGCGGTTGTTAATACCCAAGTGGCCATATTAATCTCCTTGATATTTTGCCTGGAATGGTTCAGCATATTGCTGAATATTATCTGCAATCTTTTTCATGTCCCACGTATTACAGAATTTAAGCATACGAATGCCAACTTGTGTAACATCTTTTGGAACACAATCGACTTCAATAGTTTTGTTAATAAGTGCTCTAATATCTTCAGGTTGTGCAGTTAGATCAACCAATGTAACGTTGCGTTGATAATCTTCCAGTACACGGTGTTCTACACCATTGTGGTCAACCCATCTCTGCAGCATGAGATTGTTCCACGAAAATCCTTTGCTAGTACGATCTTCGAACGCTTCAGTAAGACCAACTTTGTTTTTAGTACCTTTAACACGCACACCTGGATACGCCGAGAAGACATTATCACTGGTATCACCACGCATACATTTTTCGAACAAGAGCCATT